CGCAAAGTTCAGGCAGTTGTAGATACTGTGTTCAATCTTGGACAACCTGCAATTTCGGAGATTCGTCGATGATTTACTTTCTTATTATCTCTGCTAGTATTGTATGGGCAGCACTAGCATTATTCTCTCCCTGGTTTAACCATCTCAACAAGAACAATGAACCTTACTAAAGAACAACTTATCGACGCACTCTACAATGAGTATGTGTTTCTCTGCCATGATGACTTTGATCCAGATGAAGATCCAACTCCCGAAGAATATCTGGAAATGATTAAAGAAATGACCTATGATGAGTTGGTTGTGGAAGCGTCTATTGATGAAGAATTTACGCTAGATGAATATATGAGGACATGGGGATGAAAGTAACAGAACACTATGGCAATTTCGATCCAGATTGGTCACTAGAAGAAATAGAAGAATTGATTAGACTAACAAGAAAAGAATTGAATGATGTAACATTATCAAAGGTAGATCAGTTATTTTATGGTAAAATAATTGGCAAATTGTTCGGAGAAAAGATGAAATATACTTCGGATGACTGAAAGGGGGGTCGTCCGAAGTGTCCCTGTAGTATAAGCACTTTTGTTATGTTCGTTACTGAAGATCTGCGATCTGCTGTTGCTGAGGCAGATCAATTCAAAACTAACAGCATTTATCCTGAGTTGATGTGCCTCAAATCCACTAAAGGTGGTGTGGGCATTAAAACTTTTGAGACTGCACTTTCCAATGCGAAAGAGTATATGAGTGAAGGAGATATTGAGTTTTATCGTAACTTCTACGATAACTATTCTTCTCCTCTTTGTGTTCTCCCTAAGGGGCACAGTGGTAAGTGTTCTTGTTCCTATGGCAAGTTCTTCACTGATAAGTTTGCCAAGAAGATTAAGGACTGTGATACCACTCCTGGCGATGATGATATTCTCTACAAGAATCGCGCACGTCGCATCTTTCCCATCCAAGTTAATAAGAATCAATATACAGTTCTGAACGCACAGCATACTTGGAAAGCAAAAGGTATCAAGATGAAAGCAGGTATTCCTGCTGAATTTGGCGGCACTAACTTTACTATTGCCACTGCACATTTCGATTTTGCTGCTATTCTGCTGCTGCAAAAGGGTGTTGAGCATAATCTCCCCGAAGATGTAGAGTTTAAGTTGTTGCAACGTGCTCAGGACATTGTTGATGAGTTTCTGGCGCAAGATATTGACATTGTTGATGAGAATGGACAACTTTGTTGCCCTGTGTTAGGATGTACTATTGAACCTGAATGGTACGAGACCGATGATAAGAACCCTAACCAAGTTCAGTTTGGTCACGTTCAACCTATTCGCGCCGATAAGTATATGACTCGCGGTGGTAACGTTGTTCCTATCACCCGCAACGGCAATCTTATGCAATCCGACAAATCTATCCAGCAAACTTATGCAGACCAAGAAGCAGCAGTCGAACGTCGTAAAGCACGGAGATTGTCTCGTTGAGTTACAGAAACTAGAGGATAAATCTGTCGATCTAGTTCTCATTGATCCTCCCTACAATATTGGGAAGGATGATTGGGATGACTTTGGAATCACCAAGAAAGGGTATCAACCTAAACCCTATTCTGGTGATTCTTATTATGATTGGATGGAAGAAGTTTTCATTCAGTTGAATCGTGTTATGAAAGATTCTGGATCATTCTGGTTCTTTCATAATGACTTTCGCATCATGGCAGAGTTGGATAGGAGGATCAATCAATCCACCGATCTAGAGCAAAGGAGTTTTATTGTCTGGAATAAACTATTCTCAGGATCCAAACTGGAAGGGTTTCTGAATGGTTTCATTCAAGTAGAAGGACTCAACAATTTCCAGAAGATGGCAGAGTATATGTTATTCTATACTCGCAAGGATTTGCATCTTAAGTTGAGAGAGCGCAGACTGGAGAGAGGTATCAAGTCTTTGGATATTAGCAGGGAGATTCTTAGCAAGAATGGCAATGTAACTGGTTGGTATAGTAATATCGAGACTGGAAAGAACTATCCTACAGAAGAAACAATCAAACCCATTACAAAGCATCTGGGTTATACTATGGAGGATCTTGTTCCAAAGTTTCGCAATCAAAAGACTCATCATTCTGTCTGGAACTATGAACTAGATTCTAAAAAGATGGGACATCTTACACCCAAACCCATTGCATTGTTGAAGAATATCATTGAGCATTGCACCGATCCTGGTGATGTTGTTCTCGATTGTTTTGCTGGTAGTGGTAGCACTGGGGTTGCATGTATTCAATCGGATCGTGAATATATTTTGAGTGAAAAGGAAGAGAAGTATATTGACATCATTCGTAACAGACTCGAAGGGGGGTCGCTGAAAGCGTTCCTATAGTGTAAGGGGCACCCTGCTCCACAATCCAAACAATATGCAAAACAAGATCGCACAAGTTAAGACTTTCGTGAATGAGAATGTTTCCAATGAACTTCTCAAGAATGTTGGACTTAGCACTGCAATTCTGTTTGTCGTGGTTGTTGCACAACTTCTCATTCATGAAGTTGTTTATGTTGTTGACAGCATCCCTGTGTTCAATGGTATCATGGAACTCATTGGTCTTGTTGCTGTTATCAACTTCACCCGCAACAATCTTTTGACTGCTGAGCAACGTGTTGAGTTTGTTGCGAAAGTTCAAAACTACTTCAATGAAGTGGTTGCATAATTACTAGAGAGACATATGTCTCTCTCTTTTTTTCACTTTTTTGAATTAAAATGTTAGAAGTTTTGTTTTCTATTGGTGTATTAGTCGGGTCTGTTGAAATTGGACCTGGAGTAATGCAGTATGACATCCTAGTTGATAACAAAGAAATCATCACTGTTATTGATGATAAACGTCGCGTTCAACACAATTTTGATTGTTGATTGAAAGGGGGGTCGCCCAAACCGTTGCAATAGTATGAAGAACACTCACATCGAACACCCTGAAGATTCTATCCTGACAGGTGATCTGTCTGTGTTAGATTGGTTTCATGAACAGGATAGCATCATCAGCACAAAGATCGATGGAAGTCCTGCTATTGTTTGGGGGACCAATCCTGCCAATGGAAAGTGGTTTGTTGGCACTAAATCTGTCTTCAACAAAGTAAAGATCAAGATCAATCATTCCCATGAAGAAATTGATGCGAACCATGAGGGTAAAGTTGCGCGTATTCTTCACGCTTGCTTTGATTGCCTTCCTCGTACAACTTGTATCTTTCAAGGTGATTTTATTGGGTATGGCGGTAGTGATACTTATCGTCCCAACACGATCACTTACATCTTTCCTGAAATAATCGATCAGGATATTATTATTGCACCGCATACGATTTACGTTGCTAAGAATGATCTGCGTGATGCTATTGCATCTCCAATGATCATGTATCCCAAGAGTACGAAAACTTGTTACTTTGTAACTCCTGAGGTTTCGCTTAATCCTAACCGCGAAGATCTTGAGGATGTTTGTAAGTTTGCTAAGCAGATGGCAACTCTATGTGAGTTCGTGAATAAAAGCAAAGCAACAAAAATCAAAAAATCCATTAACGAGTGCATCCGCGAAGGAAATGCCGTGAATGAAGATGAAATTGCAGAAAAATGCGATTGTGACATCAACCTGATCCGATTGTGGAAACTCGTTGCATCTATCAAGGAAGATTTGTTCTGGTATATTCAAGAAGATGACGAAATTGGTTGCCTGATTGGTAACGAAGCAGTATGTCATGAAGGTTATGTTATTCACAACCAATATGGCATGTTCAAAGTAGTTGATCGAGAGGAGTTCTCCCGTGCCAACTTTACCATGGAAAAAGCATGGTGATTCAAAGGGGGGTCGCCCAAACTGTCCTTATAGTATGAGCACAACTACCATGACTGGAACCACCTTCGCTGACTATGCTGCACAACAGGAAGCGCGTGAGAATATCGCTCTCGCTGTATTAGGTCATACTTCTGCTCTGTGTGAAGCACTTCGCCAGAATTATATTTCCTATTGCATCAAAGGTCATTATCGTAGTCTCCAACTTGGTGAGAATACTGATTATCATGAGCGTTGCATTGCTGACCTGAAGACTGGTAATTATGGTTACAACTTCTACCCTGAAACTGGTAGAAAGTATCACAAGATTATCATGGAAACTGATAACGGCAATCGCAGTGTTCATGCCTTTGTTGATAAGAAGACTGGTGAAGTGTATAAGTCTGCATCATGGAAGTCTCCTGCCAAAGGTGTAAGATTTGACCTGCGATTGATCAAGGATCGTGAATGGTTGCTCGAAAATGCTGACTGGTCGGGTGGTTATTTGTACGCTCGTTGATTATGTCTTTCGTCTCACATCTCACCGATCCTAATTCAATGATTCATGCTAATGCAAAGGGGGGTCGTCCAAACTGTCCTAGTAGTATGAACAACACCATTGTTTCCGAAATCTACTCCTACCATACAAATTGGAAGGAAGGTAAAGTCAATCAAATGTGGATTGAGCAAATCACTGATAAAGAGTGTGACAATCTTTACGTTGCTGTTGCACACAATCCTCGCAATGGTTCTACGATGGAGATGAGCAACCCTCGCACATCTTACCATGAAACTCTTAACTGGGTTCGCGGTTGGTGTGGAACTTTCTGTATTCTTCCTGTTTGAATTATGGCACGAACTCTACAACAACTCAAAGAATCTATTGAGCGTTTGATTGAACAACAGGGTGCAGATGCTCCTGTTGCTGCATTTATCTTTACCAATGAAGATGTATTCACTTGGGAAAATGATGGTGGCGATCAAGTACCTGTAGATCGTAACATTGCTGAGAAAGTTCTCAATGAGGTTGAGGACATTGATTATATCTACACTCAGGTATTTGAAATGATTGACGATCAACTCTCTTCTCTTGGTATCACAAATGACTAAGCACACTGGTTATACTTTAAATCGCGTGAATCTAACTAAGGATGAAGAAACCTGCATTTTACGTTTCTTAAATCAAGCACAAGAATGTGGGTATCCTAGTTCTAACGAAGAATGGTATCCTGTGATTAACTCAATCATGCAAAAGTATTACGATTCTGACATCAAGGAGGCACAAGTAGCATGGTGATGAAAACATCTCACATGATCTTTCTTGGAGTTATTGTTATCATTGCTTACAATTTGTTTTTGATTCAACGTGATGAAAAGATGTTTGATGGGTATGACTATCAGCATCAACATTGTGGACAACTATGCAAAGTGCAGTAAATCTTATGAACATTGATGATCGTTTGATTCCTATCATTGACCGACTCACAGATGCCGTGAATAAATGTTATGCAGCAGAGAACGCAAGTGATCAAGAAAGGGAAGATGATCACTGCAAATGTTATGCTTATACTGCAGGATATTCTCGCAGTGCAATGAACG